AGATGAATTAGGTTTATCACCTCAAGAGGTTTACGACCAATATGATGAGCATTTGCGATTAATAGCAGAAGTAAAAGAATTGGATCAGGTATTTCAAGAAAACAAAGATAGATTTGACCAATTTAAACCTTAAAATGCAAAATAATTAATCATAAAACGATATATATATATGAAATCAAGAGAAGTTTTAAACAAAGTAAGAGCTTTGCTCGGTGTTGAGAAGTTTCTTTTTGCACAGGCGAAACTTGATAACGGAACAGTCGTTGAGGCTGAGTCGTTTACGGCAGGTAACGAAATCTTTATCGTTACTGAAGATCAAAAAGTTCCGCTTCCTGTAGGAGACTACACAATGGAAGACGGAAAAAAACTTATGGTTACCGAAGAAGGTAAAATAGGCGAAATGAAATCTGTAGAAGCAGAAGAAAAAGAAAAAGAAAAAGATATGAACAAACATTATGAAGACGAAAAAGACAAGATGCAAGACGAAGAAGTAACAGTCGAAGCACCTGAAGAAGTAGTCGAAGAAGTAGAAAAAATCGTTGAAGCAGTTGTAGAAGCAGTTGCTCCAGTAATCGAAGAAGTAAAAGAGGAAGTGAAAGAATTGAGAAAGAAATTCGAAGAGCACGAAGACAAAAAAATGAAAGAGCACGAAGAAGAAGAAGAGAAGAAAAAAGAAAAGATGTCAAGAGCTGCAAGAAGACCTATCAAGCACAATCCTGAAACGAAGCGAAATAGTAAGAGTATTAAATTCGCTCAAGACAGAAAGGCATCTACTTTAGATAGAGTGATGAATACATTAATTAATAATAACAAATAAAAAAAATTATGGCAGTTTTAACACACGTAAATAATGATGTTGTAAGAATTAAAAATGATGTTGATGCAGTATCAGCAGCAGTCACTCTTACATCAGCAGACAGTGGTAAATGGTATGAATTATCTGCATCAGCAGGAGTTACAGTAACTTTACCAGCAGTAGAAAGTGGACTACATTTTAGATTTGTTGTAGCAAATGCGTTTGATACATCAAACTATATAATTGATAGTGCAGAAGGAGATAACATAGACGGAATTTTAGTAGTCAATGGAGCATCAGTTGCAGCGTCAGGAGAAGATCAAATTAACTTTGTAGCATCAGCAGAATCAGTAGGAGATTTTATCGACATCTGGTCAGATGGTAACAAGTGGTATGTTTGGGGAATCGGAAACGCAGCAGGCTCAATTACAGCTACAGACCCAAGTTAATAATTAAACAAATAAATAATATAAAGATATGGCTACTACAACAAGTATAACAACTACATATGCAGGGGAGTTCGCTGGAGAATATATCGCAGCAGCTTTACTGAGTGGAGTTACATTATCAAATGGAGGGGTAAATATAAAACCCAATATCAAATTTAAAGAAGTAATCAAAAAACTAGCTTTAGACAGTATCTTAAAAGATGCAAGCTGTGACTTTGATCCGACTTCTAACGTAACATTAACAGAAAGAATTTTACAACCAGAAGAGTTTCAAGTAAACTTACAACTATGTAAAAAAGATTTCAGACAAGACTGGGAAGCTAACTCTATGGGCTTTAGTCAATATGACAACTTACCTAGACTATTTTCTGATTTCTTAATTGCACAAGTTGCGGCAAAGGTTGCTGAGAAAACTGAGCAAAACATATGGCAAGGTGCTACTGCAAACGCAGGAGAGTTTAACGGCTTTCAAGCGTTACTTGCAGCAGACAGCGATGTTGTTGATGTCTCAGGAACAACACTATCAGCATCTAACATTATTGCAGAATTAGGAAAAGTCGTTAATGCAATCCCTAGCGGAGTTTATGGAAAAGAAGATTTAAAAATCTATATTCCAACAAGTGCAGCTAAATTTTACATTCAAGCGCAAGCAGCTTTAGGTTATAGAGATTTATATAACGTAGGAAGAACAGAAATGAACTTTCAAGGTATTGATCTATTTACCGCGCCAGGTTTAGGCAATGACAAAATGGTCGCAGCAGAAAGCTCAAACTTATTTTTTGGTACTGGATTACTAAATGACTGGCAAGAAGTAAAGCTTATTGATATGGCTGACATTGACGGATCACAAAACGTAAGAGTAGTATTAAGAGGAAGCGCAGGTGTTCAGCACGGAATTGGTTCTGACATCGTACTTTATTCTTAATTAGTATAATCAAGGGGGGCGTAAAAACCCCCCTATAAATAAAATAATATGGCTTGTACACTAACAAAAGGAAGAGAGCTACCTTGTAAATCAGGGGTAGGTGGTTTAAAATCAATCACGTTTGCAGACTATGGCACTTTAGGTGCTTTAACAGTTGCGAATGAAATGATAACAGATTTTGGAGGCACGCCTACTTTTATGAAGTTTGACATAAAAGGTAACTCAACAATGGATACTACTGTGACAAGTTCACGTGAAAACGGCACAACTTTTTACGAGACTACAGTTGTAATGAATTTAATCTTCCAAGAAGAAAAAACTCAAGCTGAAATTAAATTACTCGCAGTTGCAAGACCTCACATTATTGTTGAGGACTACAATGGCAACTTTAGATTAGTTGGAAAAGATCACGGATGCGAATTAACCACAGGAACATTTTCTAATGGTGCAGCTATGGGAGACCTTTACGGCTACTCATTAACATTTGTTTCACAAGAAACAGAAGCACCAGACTTTGTAACGACAGCAGCTTATGACGCTGAGTCGCAAGGTACTCAAATTGATGTAAATTAATATCAGTGCGAAATAAATAAAGGGGGCTAATAAGCCCCTTTTTTTTTATATCAATACAAAATATCTTTAATATTTCGATATATTAATATGAAGATATTGACAACCAGTTCGTCAGCACAAAACATAGTTGTAATTCCAAGAGTGTTTGCATCAAGCTACACTTTGCAAGTTCAAGACCAAGCTGAGAATAAACAAATATTTAATAGCTCAGTAAGTGCTGCATCAGGTGTTGATAAAAGAACATTATCTGTAACATTTAGCCCTGTATTAGAAGAGGGCCGAACTTACGCTTTGACTTTATTATCAAGCGGTAGCGTAGTATTTAGAGATAAAATCTTCTGCACAGATCAAACTATTAATCAAAGCAATAATAATTACTATGACATAAATAGTGGTCAATATGACTTTGACGATACAGCAGCTTCACATGAAAACGATTATATAATAATATGAATGATTTAAGTTTTATTAATTTAAGCACATATACAAGCCCTGAAATAAAGGAGGTAAAAAATAAAGAGTGGGTATCTTATGGTTCTGATAACAACTATTTTCAATTTATCATAGACAGATACAACGGCTCTCCAACAAACCACGCTATAGTAAATGCAATATCAGCACAAATATATGGCAAAGGTTTAGATGCTACAGACAGCAGCGAAAAACCAGAAGAATATGCACAAATGGTAGGTTTGTTTAGCAAAGACTGTGTTAGAAAACTAGCATACGATTTAAAACTTATGGGCCAATGTGCTATACAAATAGTTTATAGTGAAGACAGATTAAGAATAGCAGAAATAGAACATATGCCTGTGCAGACATTAAGAGCTGAAAAATGTAATGAGGACGGAGATATTGAAGCATATTACTATTTTGCAGACTGGTCAGAATATAAAAACAGCGATACGCTTTTAAGAATACCTGCTTTTGGACAAAGTCAAGAGTCTATAGAAATATTATATATAAAACCTTACAAGGCTGGTTACTTTTATTATAGTGTGCCAGATTATATTGGAGGCATTCAATACGCAGAGTTAGAAGAAGAAATTGGAAACTTTCATTTAAACAACATTCTTTCAGGTCTCGCGCCGTCGATGATTATTAATATGAATAATGGGGTTCCAAATGCAGAAGAAAGAGAACTTATAGAAAGAAGAATATATCAAAAGTTTAGTGGATCGTCAAATGCGGGTAAGTTCATATTAGCTTTTAATGATAGCAGCGAAAGTGCTGCAAGTATAGAGCCTGTACAATTAAGTGATGCACACCAACAATATCAATTTTTAAGCGAAGAAAGTAGTTCTAAAATTATGTTAGCTCACAGAGTTGTATCTCCTATATTGTTAGGTGTTAAAGACAAAACAGGTTTAGGCAACAACGCAGACGAAATAAAAACAGCAAGTATATTAATGGATAACACTGTAATAAAGCCGTTTCAAGAGCTTTTAACAGATGCCTTTGACCAGATACTTGCTTATAATAAAATCTCTCTTAATTTATACTTTAAAACGCTTCAGCCTTTAGAATTTACAGAGCTTGACAACGTAGTAGATAAAGAAACAAGAGAAGAAGAGACAGGAATAAAAATGTCAGACGACAAACCTAAACTGACAGAAGAAATAAAAGAAAAGATTTTAGATGACTTGCTGAACCTAGAAGACGAGGATTTATCTGATTATGAGATAATAGATGAGAGGCCGAGCAATGAGTATGACGATGTATTGAATGATGCTATTAATTTAGCTAGTGTGGTGTCTTCTAGTCCAGCAAAATCTAGTGAACAAGATACTTCGATTTTTAAAGTTAGATATGTTTACACAGCAGGAAGATCAACAGCAGGGCAGTCAAGAGATTTTTGTAAAAAAATGATGAGTGCTAAAAAAGTATATCGTAAAGAAGACTTAGACAAGGAAAGTTCTGCAAACAGTGAACTAGCAGCAAAAGGCGAAAACAGTTATAATATATGGTTATATAAAGGTGGGGTTAATTGCAGCCATTACTGGATGCGTAGGATATACATGAAGAAAGGTAACAAAAGAATATCAGTTGGGGAAGCAAAAGAAAAAATCAGAAAGCTCGACCCATCTTTAAAAAAGGAAGCAGAGTTTGAAGTCAATCCAGCAGAGGTTGCACAAATAGCATCTGCAAGAAATGATTATTGGAGAAAAAATTAAGAAATGGCAACAGCATTATTTATAAAACCAGAGACACTTAAAAGAAATACTATCATTGATGGTAACGTAGACATAAATCTTTTCATTCATTTTTTGAAAATAGCTCAACAGATACACATAAGAAATTATCTCGGTACGGATTTATACAACAAAATAAGTGCTGATATAATTGCTAACAGTTTGTCAGGCACATATTTAACTTTAGTAAACACATACATACAGCCAATGCTCATACACTTTGCTATGATTGATTATTTGCCGCACGCAAATTATAAAATAAAACAAGGTGGCGTATTTAAACATTCCTCAGAAACAGCACAAATAGCAACTAAAGAAGAAGTAGATTATTTAGTAGCAAAGCAAAGAGAATATGCTGAATATTATACAACAAGATTTATAGACTTTATGGCTTTCAATCAGTCAAGCTATCCTGAATATACATCAAATACTAATGACGATATTTCTCCAGATCGAGATTCACTCTTTAATGGTTGGGTGTTGTGAAAAGATATAAACCAAAGAAAACGAATGTTCAGAAATTAATAACATATTTAAAAAAGAATAATGGCAACACTGACAAATGTACTTATAAAAAATTCTTATGACGCTTTACTAAAGGCTACTGACAATGATCCTATTGGAAGCACAGCTAAAAGGATTACAGACGGATTAGGTAATAATACACCTTTATTTATTTCGTCTACACAAGTTGGTATAGGTATAACACCTACAACAGAATTACATACAAATAGTGATGCAAAAATAGGTGGCAATTTAATTGTAGTCGGTAATTTAGAAGTACAAGGAACAACAACTACGATAGACACTGCAACATTAAGCGTTGAAGACCCATTAATTATATTAGCAAGCAATAACACATCTGATGCGTCAGACATAGGTTTTTATGGCAAATACAGACCAAGTAGCACAGATTTATATTCAGGTTTATTTAGAGACGCAAGTGATGAAAAATATCATTTGTTTAAAAATCTACAAACTGAGCCTACAACAACAGTTAACAAAAGTGGAACAGGATATGCTGCAGCTGATTTAGTGGTCGGAGTCTTGGAATCGACAAGCGTGTCTATTTCAGGAGATGGTAGTAATGCAACAACATTGACAGAAAGTGGAAGCGGAGATTTTACTATTGATACTGTTGCTGACATCAATTTAGATGCTGGTGGTGGAGATGTTATATTTTTAGACGATGGAACAGAAATAGGCAGATTTACAAACACAAGTAGTGATCTTGTAATTAAATCAGCAGTGCAAGATAAAGACATATTATTTAAAGGTAATGATGAAGGTTCTGAAATAACAGCCTTAACACTAGATATGTCAGGTGGTGGAACTGCAACTTTTTCAGATAGAATATTAACTTCAGATGGAACTGTAGGTAGTCCAGCTATTGCATTCAGTGCAGACAGTGATACAGGTATTTATAGAACAGCATCAAATGCTATAAATTTTGGAACAAATGGCTCTGAGAGGATGAGGATAACAAACACGGGTTTAGGAATTGGAACAAATTCTCCTGTAAGTAATGTTGAAATATCTGATAGTACACAAGCAACTGGCTCTACGTTATCTATTACTAATGCACATTCAGGTTCTTGGGCAAGTGGAGATAAAATAGGTTCTATTGACTTTAGAATTAATGATGCATCAACAACAGAATTTGTAAGAGCAAAAATACATACAGAGGGTCTAACTACTGGTACTTT